GCATCACAATAAAATACTCCGAGTGAGTCCATCAGGAGTTTTACTTTATCGATGTCGTCTTTGGAAACGCGTATGGATCTTTTTTTACACTCCCCCATTTGATATTTTATCAGAGACTTTTCCTGTTCAGACATGATATCTCCGTGTTTATCATATTCTTCTTCTAACTGTAAATATTTGTTCGAGGCCGTTATCTTGCGTCGGCATCTCGCGAGTAACAGTTCTTTTTTCAAATGATTCGGCTTTCCATCGAATACGAATACTAAATGGATGTTGTATTCCATACACTGGGTGATGAATGTAAACATATTGTTGAGTAGGCTACCGTCTTCAATGAACTTGTACATATAAATACTGGTATCGACGACCAATGTTTTCCCCTTCAACTCGTTTATATTTAATTGCCGAATAGATTTGGAAGATGCCTGATGTTTAAAATATTTATTCAACCCTCTGATTCCCATAAATGGCTTTGTTTTTGTTGTACTGTACCGTAATACATTCATCCTCCATTTCAATTTTGCTCATTTATTAACAAGCAATTTCGAAGAGCGACATTCTCAACGTGTTTTTCAAGCCAATATGTTGGGCAAACCCCGCATTCTGCACCATCGCGGTGGTTGAATTCATTCTTGTCGATTTACGGTTATTTATAATCATGGACGTGTATTTTTCTAAATTTGGAATAGTTTTGAGAAATTGCAAAGAGTACCTACCCTTTCCGGGTTGAGTTGAGCAAAAGTCGAAAAACTCGTGGATGTGAACAGATAAAATGCATTTCAAAATGAAATAAGCAAAACTGGGTGTTTTTTCTTTATACAGGTGTCCCCGTTGATCCATCGTATCGTACGTCATTTGATTATGTTTTAAGAGTTTCACGCATTGGAAAATAGAGAATGCCTGTTCGTACTTAAATAGACGAAAAAAATTGGACTTCCATGTACGGGTTTCAGAGGGTCTATTGATAAACACATAAAACAATAGATTCAACACTTCTGCCCACATTTCGCAATAGGTTTCGTAAAGTCTGATGTCTGGCGCATTTGTATGAAACGCGGCATTTACCTTGTTTTCTTCCATTTTTATTTGCGAATCTCCCATAGATATAAAATCCAGTCCTAAGTTATGAAACGATTCATGAATCAACGCTCGAAACCATTCTTCTTCGCGGAAAATATGTACATTGGTTTTTATATCACATGATGTCGTAAATGCGGTATTGACATGTTCTGTGTCTATCACAGTAGAGTGGTGATCCGGCAACGATTTTTTGTTAGGAATAAGATACAAAAAAATATCGACAGTGTTTGAGCATCCGTTTTCGACAAAATCATTCACAAAAAAATACCACGTAGAAATCAATCGAATCATATTTGTGATTTTTCTCTGGGAATAGTGACTCGGAGCGCATATATATACTTTGAACAATCTTCCTGGGCCAGAATTATTATTTCGGGAAGGAAGTTGGATTGAAAATGAAAAGTTGTTCACGCACACTCGATCAATGACCTTTGTGAGTGTTTCGGGAATTATATTAAACTCTCGGGCTTTATTCAAAATCATCTCTTTTTTTAATGTCTTCAAAATCGTTCGTTTTTTCATCTCGTATTCTTTGAAGGAATTTCGTATTCTTTTGCACAACACATTTAACATACCATTCGAAGAATCACTTATTTGTGGCAAGTGTAATTCGGCAAATAAACGTTTGAATTCTGGACTTTTCATCAACTCTGATACAAATAATTCGCTATCGGACGCCATTACTATATATTATATATTCGGATTATATTATATATTCAAATCATTCTGTAGTAGGAGGAGTAGTAGGAGGGCGATATGTACGGATATCATACCGGCATACTGGACAATGTGAATTGGTGCAAAACCATTCTTGTAAATACTTCCATGTAAAAACATGCCGACAAGATCGGATTCTGCACAATTCCTCTCCTTCTTCGAACTCTTCTAAAGTGATAGGACAGGTCCGGTCAGAACTCGTTTCTGACTGATAATGATATATTTCTGTAGCCGATAGTATTTGCCGTATATTGGGAAACAACGATGATGTATCGTTGTTATTGTCGGTCACGAATCGTCCCAAAATAGATGTTGCGGTGGGATAAGAAAAAGTCCGCACATCCAATCCGGTGGTGGTGAAAAAAGGGTTGTGGTTGCTGCGTGTCGTATTATATACGGTAGGATAAAGTATTGTCGATGAACCATGAGATCTTGTCTCATTCACAATGTTTTGCATGAGTTGTTGAGAGATAGTATTCATTTGATACATCACATCGTGATACTCGCGTCCGTGTTTAAACCAATTAGCTGACAGCCTTTCTAAAAGCTGATATCTTCGCAGTTGCAATACATGTTCATATGAAGAAATCCCGTTTGAAATATCGATAGTATTATCCAATGTAGTCTCTTCTAGTGGTGCTTGTTCGTTTTCTTCCTGTCTTTCATGATGTGCTGCTGCTGCTGCTGCTGAAGAAGAATTAGAAATGTCAAACGCCATACTCGTCGCAATATTTAAAGAGAGAGAAGGAGGAGGATGTTGCAGCTGATCCATTAAACCAGGGAATTGATTTCCCAATAGAGTCATGGTTTCTTCTAATATTTGATTTAGTCGTGCATCGTCCATTTTGTATATTGTACGCCAGGTTTCTTTTAATTGTTTATAACCCCAAAATATATAAATTCATGGAAAACGCTCCTAAAGGAATCTCTAATTTGGGAAACACATGCTACTTAAACGCGTGTATCCAAATATTCTCGGAACTGAAACCATTGTCAAACATTATTAAAAGAGAATCCATCATAAACCAAACGAAAATTGAGACATTATTGTGGAAGAACTGGCGGGATATTTTAGGTATCATGCAAACCGGAAATAAAAGTGAGTTGCTTTGTCCAAATGGGTTTATACATGCCATAGAAACGATTTCTAAAAGTAAAAAACAAACTTTCTTTCAAGACTGTAATAATCAAGAAGACATCAGCGAATTCATTTTGTTTTTTATTGAAGGATTACACGAATGTCTCTCGAGAGAAATAACCGTTTCCATTTGTGGCCATTCGGAAAATGAAACAGATAATTTCGCCATCGAAGCGTTTAAGAAAGTAAAGCAGTCCATGGAAAAACAATACTCGGAAATCATGGACCTCTTTTACGGAATTTCTATTTCCAGTATCCGTAACGCGGAAGGCGAGACCCATAGCAGACAGTTTGAAACGTACATGCTTCTCGATCTGCCATTACCTTCGTCGAACGAGCAGACAACTTTGTACGAGTGCATGCAGAATTATATTCGCCCCGAAATATTAGAAGGAGAGAATAAATGGTACAACGAAAAAACGAAAAACTATGAAGTAGTGGAGAAAACACTTTCCTTTTGGTCGTTTCCCAAAATACTTATCGTGTGTTTGAAACGAAATAGTTACGATGGGAATAAAAATTCGAATTTTATCGACTATCCTCTTGAGTTGGATTTGCGCTCTTTCGTCGTAGGGTATAATCCTTCTGATTATCTATATGATTTGGTGGGAATCTGTGCTCATTCTGGAAACGTCAATAACGGACATTACACTGCTTTCGTGAAAAAAAGCACACAATGGTTTTTCTGCAACGACGAATTGATTCAATTGGTAGAGAATGAAAAATATCTCAAAATGAATGAGGCGTACTGTCTTTTTTATGTTAAGAAATAATATTATAATATCCTATAATATTAATATGGAATCTAGCTCAAATAAAAATGTTTCAGACACAGTGGCGAAGGTATTCAATAAAACTATAAAGCCATTTTATCTTTTAGTCGTATTTTTTGTGGTTTATTTAGTCGTTTTTATCGGAGCCGGACGGCAAGAAGGGAACGAGTCATCTCTTCGTATCATGTTTGATTCCATATTTTTATCGATTGTGATTGCGTACCTTGCCTTTTCTTTTTTTTCCATGACTCCAGCGGCTAAACAAAAACTGCTTACCACCGATTATTTGGATTTTTACGACGACGATCTTTCGTTATTTTCGCTGATGTTGTTTGTCATTTGTTTCTACCTTCTTCTTTTTCTGATGCGCATTTCAGTAAAACCTATTTCAGTTGTTTTAATCGAAGGAATCACGTGGGTTTTATTGGCCACGTTAATTATCCACAACTGCCTGAAATATTTCTTTAACGTAAACGTATTGGATTCGATTCGGACTAATACTTTTAGATTGACCGACGCCAGCGGAAACTTGGTGGATGCAAGTGGGAATTTAGTGGATGCCAGCGGGAATATTATAGTCAAAAAAGCCCCGAAAGTTCCAGAAGTATTTAATATTCCAGATAATTTGTACAGGTACGAGGATGCACAAGCGATATGTCAGGTCTATGATTCGCGATTAGCCACTTATGATGAAATAGAACAGTCTTATGAAAATGGGGCGGAATGGTGTAATTACGGTTGGTCAGCAGAGCAAATGGCGTTTTTTCCTACTCAGAAAAAAACCTGGGACGAATTACAAAAAACCGACGCAAACAAGAACCATTGTGGCCGTCCTGGCGTGAATGGAGGGTTTTTTGACAATCCCTACATAAAATTCGGAGTAAATTGTTTTGGTATTAAACCCGACGCAGACAAAGACGATCTAACCCGAATGAACGATCGAAAAGACCGACCTATCCCTAAAACGGAAGACGAGAAAAAGATAGACGAAAAAGTCGAGTTTTGGAAAAACAATAAAGATGTACTGTTAAACGTCAGCTCTTTTAATAGAGATAAATGGTCGCGGTATTAACTTTTTCCGTTTTTTTGCAAGATATATAATTTCATTCTGAACTTTTTATGAAATTATACTTTTTATTTTTTAGAATTATATCCAAAATATTTTCTCCCCCCCCCTCCTTTTTGGAATGTCTTTCGTTTTGACAAACTGATACGTCTGTATATCAAACTGGTAATAGTATCAGATATTTATATTATACTGTAAAATGTAGTACGGGTCAGTAAGGGTGTATTTTGTTTTTGACACATTATTTTGGGCTTAATTCGCATCAAAACACCAACCTAATATAATAATGAATGGTTCATGTAATGTATAAAATATAAGACGGCTCAGTAAGGCGTCCAAATTGGCGCTTTGGTTTTTGTCGTTCGTTTTGCGAAGCTCATTTTCATTTACATAGTACGTTATCATCATCGTGATTTTGTTTGCACATTCCTCTCCCCCCTCCCCCAAAAATAATTGTTTTTTCTTCAAATCCTGTACAATGAATTTCTTTCTGGATTTTTTTGGGAAGTTTCCCAATTTTTATTTTACATTTATATCCAAAATATTTTCTCCCCCCCCCTCCTTTTAAAATGTCTTCCGTTTTGACAGTCAGTTTTGACACAAATTCCTTCCTGAAATAGTCTCAAATTATTTATTATATAGGATAAAACATATTATTGATCAGTAAGGCGTCTGTCGTTTTGACGGTCAGGTTTTACTGTCATTTTGACACGATGTTGTAATGTTACTTAAATAGTGCCAAACTATTTAGTTTGTATGATAAACGTATTACTGACCAGTGTGATCAGTAAGGGTTCTTTCGTGTTTACGGTAGTTTTTACGGTCGTTTTCACACGATGTATGGTACGTTTATCGTGCCAAACTACCTGGCATATGTTATAATTCGTGTTACTGGCAAGTAAGGATTTACTTTCATTTTAACGGCCGTTTTGACAGTTTCTTTGACGTATTTTATAAATGGATATCGCTTCTCACCAAAAGTTTTATCTGCTCGTTTCAGAAGTTTTTCATTTTTTATTTTACAATTATATCCAAAATATTTTCTCCCCCCCCCTCCTTTTTGAAATGTCTTTCGTTTTGACAGATTGAGACACCTGTATATCAAACTGATAATAGTATCAGATATTATTTTCATACTTTAAAACGTGTTACTGGTCAGTAAGGGTGTCTTTGGTTTTGACACATTATTTTATGTTGAAAATCATATCAAAAAACCAACGTGATATGATAATAAATTGCATGCATACATTTACAAAACATAAGACGGCTCAGTAAGGCGTCCAAAATCCGGCTTTGGTTTTTGACGTTCATTTTGATATATCGTGGTTTTGACAGTCATAAATATATTTAAACCAAACTAATATAATGCCAAAATGTTCTTATATTTTATAAACCGTAAAACTACGCAATTACGGCGTCCAAAATAACTAATCTTTAGACTTATTTTTTGACGCTACATTTGACGTTATTTTTGACAATATCTTATCCTCGTACAATATATACAGCTATGAATCATCCTCATTGCAATTCATGTAACATGGACTTCAAAACGAGCAAATATTTGCAAGAGCATTTAAAATGCAAACGGCATATCGATAAAATGAAAGAATCATATATTCCAAGATATGAGTGTAATGTGTGCGGGAAGAAATATGCAATCAGACAAAGTCTGCATGCACATACAAAGTTAAACTCGTGTGCGACTGATTCTGTTAAATCTACAGCCCCAACCACACCATGCACTCAGGAAAATCTCGAATTAAAAATGGACGAGATGAAACAAGCATTCGAAAAAGAACGGCAAGAAATGAAAACCCAAATCGCGATGCTTCTCGATAAACATGCCACAACAACCACCAACCACAATACAAACAATATCGAGACCCAGAATATAAACATAATTAACATCAACGCATTTGGCAACGAAAATACCGATTATCTGGACGACAAAGCGATTCTGGCATGTATCGGTCGTGTCTATAAATCCATTCCGTCTTTATTAGAGAAAATCCATTTCGACCCGCAACATCCCGAAAATCATAACATTAAAATCACCAATAAGAAACTACCTTATGCTTCGGTAATGGGAAACAACCATAAATGGAAAACGGTGGATCGCAAAGACGCGATTGAGACAATGGTACTGAATAGTTACAATATGTTGGATGAGAGATATACAGACAATAAAGATAAATTTTCTACTCAGAAACAAGATAATTTCGAAGGATTCCAATCCAAATTTGAGTCTGACGACAAAGATCTCCTGAAACAAATAAAGACAGAAGTAGATATGATGGTACTTAATGGAGTGTAAATAAGTTCGGTAAAAATATTTTTATCTATAGTGATAATAATATTTATTCGTTCTTGGTACCTGTCTATTTCAATCATATCTTTTGTTTCTCATAATCAGATAAAAAAGGTTTATATGTTTATATTTATTATTTTATTTTTTCTCGACTATTATGATTGAGCACGTTTATAGAACTGCAACAATGTCTGAATTCCATTTTGTGCATTGTATATTTCATTCAGGAACGGATCAAACAGCAGTTTCTTCACTTCCGCGGAACAATGTTTTTCCCGTTTCTTCATGAAAATCTCCAAGTCGGAATGCGAATCTTCAAAGAGTTTGTCCAAGGTTTTATGCAAATCTCCAATATCTTTTTGTTTTTTCCCTTTGTATAGATAGATTTTCTCTACTGCCAATGAAAACAACTGTTGAAGCGGATTCATCAACTGATTTGTAATATAATAATGATAGTCCAATGGCAGTTTATTTTGAAGAATATATTGCGGGGTTTCAATTCTTTCGCCCAATAACTTTTTCCCCCCCTTGTTTTCAACAAACACGTATTTGATTCGGTCACCTGGCTTTGGTTTATTTCCCGGATCGCGTTCGCCAATCCGTTCGGCCAATACTTTATGAGCGATTTGAGCCGGATTTTTATAGTCGCTTCTCAATGATTTCGTGAGTGCCAGTTTTTCCATTGAAACCTTTCCTTCCACCAAAGATTTCAATGACGTATTCAGGAACTCGATTGCTTTTTCTATATTATCCGGTTCTTTCATCAAGATGGTCAGAATACCACCATATACATCTTTCAAATAATCACACGAATCTCTGCGTTTCAATGGCAGTCCCATGAATTTCAGTTTCCCCTTGTTCGGATTGAATTCGTACAATATCCCCACATATCGTTTTTTCGAAAGCAAGATGAAATTCATGAGCGTTTTCTCGTAGGCCAATGCCATAGGCGGTGGTAGAAACAAAGAACATAATCGTGCGGCTTCTTGTGCGATTTCTATCGTAAATTCAAGGGCCCGTTTCCCACGAATCGGCGCGCCCGTGGCTGGGTCTTCCAGATTAAAGGTGAAGAATACGGAATCTGTATCACCATATACATATGCGGATCGTGTTTGAACGGTTTCGCCGCTTTTGCTCGTATATAAACTGTCTCCATACACTTCCTCTACCATTCGTTTGGCATAGATAATCATCATTCGACCAATCGCTGTAATCGAAGCCGCCACGTCTTTTTCGAAAAATGTCGAAACGCTTGATCCCATTTGGCCATACAATGAATTCGCAGTGACTTTATATCCCAGTTGTCGTTTGTCGAGGATATTCGCAATAAACGGATCGGATTCGCTTTCCGCTTTCACCCGTGTTTCTTTTCTTGCTTTCAATAAATGTCCAATGATACAAGGGATAATTCCTTCTTGGTTATTGGGAAATTGGGCCCATCGACAAACTTTCGTTCCGCTTTTCATCTTCTCTTTTTTCCCTTCTTTGCCGGTCGCCGTCATTTTCTGATGGGTTTCAAAGCTATCGAATGTTACCTCGACATACTGATATCCCGGCATATTATCGTACTGACACGCTTCTTTTTCTAAAATGGCACGATTCTTCGCCGTTACCAATTGATCGTTTATTTTCACCAAATTTCCCTCGAGGTCATAGTTTTTCGTCCATACTTTACTGTTTGGAGATAAGTTCCATCCCTTGGCAATGGAGGGATAAAGAGAAGAATAATCTACACAAGCCACCGGGTTTTCACCGTACATGGCGCATTTCGGGGGAAGCACAATGGCGCCTTCGTATCCGTCGTCGTTTTGCGTTTTTTCCAAATCGGGCATCAATGTTTGTTTTTCGCGACAGACTTTTGCCACATAACTCGTGAGTTTTATTCCTTGGCCTCGAAAAACCAAGAAATTGATAGGAACACTGCAAATCCTGGCCATTTCAATATATCCAGTCAGAATATCTACTTTAGTCATTAAGTGATGGACCAAGTTACAATCCTGGATACAGTATTTCGCAACGATCGCACGACTACTTGCCGATTCTTTTGACATTCGGAATATATCTTGCGGACTCACGTCGTCCTTTGCCATACCCCACTTGAGTGTCTTTTTAGTAGGTTCTAAATCAGAATGAACGCCATCGATGGTAATGACATTGTATTTTCCGGTTGGTAGATTTGGATCGTCGATGTCTGTAACCACCACGTCTCGTTCGATATTTTTAACTCGAAACTTCTTTCCAGATTGATAATAGTCGGTCGTGAAACTGGATATTTCCAAATGAATGAAATCATCGATGTGAAGACCGGATAGATTGTTACTGTACAGTTTGGTCTGCTGACCGTCGGCCGTATAGCTTATCCCTTTAATATCATCGCGGATCATGGTACCGGCGACATCGTCCAGTTTATACGAGGAAAGATTATAGTCTCGGCGAAAGTAAAACAAGAGATCTATTTGTAATCTTCCAGCGATGGCCGGATAATGTAAATCGTAGTCACCACTGGCCAATCTGTTTTGGGTAGACTCCAGTACCTTCTCGTCCGTTTCTTTGTCGATTTTATAACAAATACCTCCTTGCACCCGAGATAGTGCGCAAAATTCATCTACGATATCCAGTTCTTTCGAACGATGGAACATGAATTGATAATCAAACCCAAAAATATTGTACCCGATAATAATATCCGGATCTTCTTCTTGGATCAATTGCGTCCATTCCAACAAACAGGCCAATTCGGTTTTCACCGACACGATTTCTGCACCTTGTACTGGATCACATGTGCCGACGACGATGCAATGTTTTTTGTATGGTTCGGTTTGACCGTATTTCAAGAAAGAACTGCCAATGAAAGTTACGCTATCTCCTTCGAGCGGAGGGAATAGATCTGATTGGGTTAGTATAGAATTAAGAGTTTGGATTTTATCTTCTCGGCTGACTTCGTTTTCCAGTAGATACACGGAGATGATGTTTTTCTTTTGCGTCTCTGTCCCTTGAATATGGGAGGATTTGTTTCTTTTTTTCGGGGGCAAGTTAGTCAGTTCTTGCACCACGAAATGTGAGGTGGGAACTTCCTCTTGGTTCCCCGCAGCATCCTCTTCTTTCTCCATGGTTGCCAGGGATTCGAAAAGAGAGCTTATTTTGATCACATGTTCGTTCTTGTTTTCCTTGACAATATCTTCCAATGTGGTGTTTAATAATGTTTTCGTCCATTCCTTGACTTGATCTTTTGTCACGGGGGTTTTCGGATATACCAAATCAATGTTTTCTATTGTCGCCCCAAACCCGAATATCGCCAAAAGCGCTTTTTTCAACCATAGCTCTACCGCCTCTTTGCCCAATTTTTGTTTCGACATGCGGAGCTGAAGCGCATCTACGAATTGAGTGGCGGCGCGTTTATAATCCTTTATGGGCAAAGGAAAGTCGCCGTGACTACTACTCGCTTCAATATCTACACTGCAAATTTTATACGGAACGGGGGTTTCCTTATCTGGCAGCGCGATGATATCTCGAGTAGAGCAAATATACTCGTATGTACAAGAGGTCGTTTTCGTTTCCGGTGTATCTACATTATTATCATTTATAAACACCCATCCAGACGGACTGATATTTTGAATATGAAAATAACGCAACAAAGGAGGGATTTTACTTTCATAAACAGGAAGCGGATGGTGGTCTTGAGTAGTGGTTGTTATCATTTTGCGAAACTGATATAGTGCGCTCATATTACCGAAAGTACATTTTACAAAAGGAAAGTCTTTGTCTCCCGTGAAATCGTATAATTTTCGATGTCTTTCCATCACGCAAGAAAGACAATATTTCGCGGAATATCGGCATTTCTTTTTCGTTTCGGAAAACCAACCCATCACATTTTCCGCAGTCCAGTTGTCGGGGACTTTAACGTAAAAGAAAGGGTTGAAATCATCTACGAAAAACGCACATGTCTCGCCTATTTCATTAATCCCAAACATCTGAATACGAAAATGTCTCTGATGAGTCGTTTTTTGAGTAGTCTGGTCGATGCTTTCCGTTTCTGCATCAAACGTCTGAAAATCAAAGAGCCGAAACATCTTACCTTCTTCTTTTTCTGGTATCGATGGTCTGGATACGATTTTAAATTTCTTTCTCGGTTTCATCATTGCTGTTGTTTCTTTTGAAATATTCATTGTGTTCTGTTTAAATCAGTTTTTGTGTTTCGGAATTTCAATTTTTCATTATTTATTTATTTATTTATTATCTTGTCGCCTCATACTTTGAAAAGCGCATTGTGCACTTTTTCCACGGCAAACTCGTAGATAACTATTTCGCTGTCGGCACTAATCGCAGCATAAAGAGTATTGTTTCTTACCACGAGAGAAGTACATGTCTCTTCTGGTTTATTGATGGTCGTTTTCGTATTATTGAAAAGGAAATGTCCCGAAATACCGGATAATTTAAACCTCTCCGTGAGTGTTACCCATACAGAACATAAATATTTCTCATCTTTTTCTACTCGAATCGCAAGTAAATATTCTTTGAAATCGTCTAAAAACACACAGGAACCTCTTTTCACCACGAACGTCTCTTCGTTAAACACATGAACCATATGAATAATTTGATTCACACCAGATTCCATATTGAACGACATAATTTGGAATGGCGTGTAAGAATGGATGGCAAAGAGATTCGTTAAATTATACTTTAAAATGATTGGATTGAGAGATCCTGCCGTATCAAGTTCGGTCGTGGCATGAATGATATCGTTTTTGAAATGACACAAACAAATCTTGCTATCGGTTTCGCCATGAACCAATCCAATAAACATGTGATCATTTAGTAAAGAACATTTCTCAATCCCTCGCTCTTTTTCGCCGTGGTTGTTGTTCGCCGATTTCATCAATACATATTTGAGTATATTGAAATTCAAATCCAAATGCACGAAAAAAAGACTGTTATGGACGATTGTAGAATTCTGGTCAAGAAGTACCATGTCTTTTCTGGAAATGATCGCCAAATATTCGTTTTCGTTTTGCGGATTCGCGACAAAAGACATTTCGTGCCCATCGCAATCCACTTTATGGACGTCAACCAAATCTAATATTTTATTGCTCATGCTTCTAAATGCAATATATATAATTGCGTTTATTTTTATTGCGTAGCCTTCTAAAAAATGACTATCCTTTCCAGTTCATACAAACATTTCTGGGGTTTTCATATTTTGTTCATAAAATCCATTATATATACACCGTTACTAATATGAACATTACCATCACTCAAAACTTTTTTTAAAAATCCATTTTCATCTATATAATGGTTATAGACGTCAATAAATATGTATCCTTTTTGTTTGCATTTGTCTTTTAATGTCTCGTTAAAATAGAGGGTGTATTTTTTTCTTTCGTCATCCGTTCCCAGATATGGATATTCCGGATTTTCAGGAGTATTTTTTCTCTGAACGGGTGGAACCACGTTAAAAGCACATATATTTTTAAGTTTTATTTTTGAAATAGATACGTTTAACTCAATTGCTTCAAGATAATTTTCAACCAGATCGTTTATAATATCTTTATATGTTGTTGCTTCTGTTATATGTTTATGAATATGACATCTACAATCTATCTCACCAAAGGTAAAAACAATGGTGTCCCCATCTTTTATATGATAGTTTCGAATATCACATCGACCTAATTTTTCTTTCCCGAAAGTATAACACAAAACTGGTCCTAAATGATGATTTATTACTCCAGTCCAACCAGAATATGAATGACTATCTCCAATTGTGTGAATCGACATATAAAAAATCAATATTATCATAGATTTAAGTCCTTCTCTCAAAATATATATAAGTGTTCGATATATAATAACACCATGCTCAACAAGCACGTGATTTTATTAGAAACCGAACCAAATATATGGGTCGCCTATTCTGTTTCCAATACAGAAGCGAAAAAAATGTCGATGGCACATTTACCGCATCTCCATTATTATGTGTTTGAATGCAATCTTTTGCAACAGTTTCCCTATACCATGAAACTAAAATATCCCTTGAATCAATATTTTCGTAGCGGGGAGATTATCCTATATCGCGAAGAGCAGTTCGAAGGAAAAGAGCAATATTTGACTGTCCGGTATGATGACCCTGATCAAGATACTCATTTAGAAGTCTTACTTTCTCTCATTGCTGCTGAATAAGTACCTTGGAAATTGTAATAAAAGGGTGCTTATAATATATAGTATATAGTATATAGCTATATAACATAATATATGTTTCCGTGGAGCGAGTTTTTCATGGTTAATATTGGAGTATTTGGATGTTCGACGCTAACGGCGTATATAATATGTAATATCTACAATCAACCTTTCATCAACCCGAAGTACACCACCGATGTCATAACCACACGTATAAAAGATGGGACGACGACAATAGTCAGTGTATTGACAAAATCTTTTATAACAACTTCTTTTTTTATTGAGAAAATAGTGGCGGTACAAGATCATACCTGGTTGCAGACCGGAATGAACATTTGCACTTATACAGCATGCATAGAATTCTTATACTATGTCTATCACCGTGGCGTGCATTATTATCCTTATTTATATCAGCTTATCCATAAAAAACATCACGCCAATCACGATGTATATCCGTTTGATACGTTTTACTTGACTACCTTTGATTCCATTGGCCTCATTGTCTCTCTCGGCCTCCCGCTTACTTTTCTTCCTGTCTCGTATTTCGAACTAAACTCCGTATTATATATCTACTTAACCTCGTCTTATTTAGCTCATTCCAAGCTTTTCTANGATCATCACCACATACATCATTCACTAATAGAATACAATTACTGTATATTCTTACCTATTTTCGATATCCTTTTCAATACGTATCGATAACAATAAAATAGATTATTTATTTTCAATCTGCATCAAATTACGTCTGCTTATATTGGCTACGTAGACCGGAGGATTTCGTAGATAACCGATCTTATGGAATATAGACATCACTGCGGTAGAACCGAGTCCTTGAGAAAGTCGCGCAAGTGCGACCAGATCATTTTTCTTCTTGTCTATTTCCGCGATAATCATACCTTGTTCGGCGAGCACTTTATAGGTCGTATTTTCAGTCACACGAGAGATACATTCCGACACCGAACCGGGAACCAGATACGACGTCATCCAGTCCGTCATTGTATCTGGGTTCATACAGTGGTCTTTTATGTTCGCCATGATATTTTGTGTTGTGGTCTCACCCGTTTTCTTGAGCAGGTCAATAAGGATTCGTCCCTCTTCCTCTAAAATATTTTGTCCAAAACTCTGGAAATATTTCATCAAGAACATAAAAAAGCTAAGATTATTGTCTCTTCTGTTTGCTTCCAGTGCCTTTTTGAAACTGTCCATGATAATGTGTCCTTGACCAGTAAGTCCTAATGTATTGTCTAATTCTGTATAACGAACAAACACCAGATAGGCCAAATATATTGAAAACAAAAGCATCACGATGGAAGTAACCATTTGGAAGTCCATTACGTTGGATTTCATCTTGAATGATATTGCCATGAGTTCGTTGTCGTCGTCAACGTGGTCATCTACGCCGTCCGCATCAACTTCTTGTTTTTTTGATTTGGTCTTCTTCCCTCGCGTGGTTACCGTACCGCCGTATTTTATCGTAGGATGTCTATATAGTTCGCGAACGAGTTGTTTGAATTTACTGATTTTAATTTTATTTTTGGGAGGCATGATTTTATTGATGGTTTCGATCGACCTTTTCATGAACTCCTCCGATTCTTCTGAAAAAGTATATGATTTTGTTTCAGGTGGAGTCGTTAAGAATAATTCCAATGCTTGCTTGTAAGTCGTACAAACATCCCCATCATAGTCCATTACCTTTTGTTTCCTTGTCGTCGTCTTTCTTGTTTTTTTCGACTTGGATTTCTTCTTCGGCATTATTATTTATATATTTATACGAGAAATTAATCAAGTATACCTAAATCGAACAACAACATAAACTTATGGGTAAAAACAATATTAAATAATAGATCGTTATCCAATGATATGGATTTTATAGAAGACAATAATCGTGGCCTACTTTTGAAACGCAATGTCGATATTTTCGGTTGTCATTCTAGTATGCGCGATATTATAGAGGGGTATATCGAAAAAGAAGAGACAGAAGATGATGCCTTTTACATTGTCGATTTGGGCGAATTGACCAGATCATATATGCGATGGACCAGACTGTTGCCAAACGTGAAACCTTTTTACGCGATTAAATGCAATCCAAATCCACTCATGTTAGAAGCATTGTCTCAACTTGGATGCAACTTTGATTGTGCAAGTGAAGATGAAATCCGAAAAGTACTCGAAATAACGTCTGATCCAAATCGAATTCTGTTTGCGAATCCCTGTAAAGTACCATCTCACATTCGATATGCNCAACAGAATCACGTGATGGTGATGACATTTGATTGTGTAGAGGAACTCCATAAAATAAAACTATACCATCCCCACAGCAAGCTTATCATGCGATTGGCCGTAGATGATAGTCAAAGTATTTGTAAATTCAATATCAAATTCGGGTGTTATGAACACGAAATGGAAGAACTGATAAGACTTACAAGACTACTACAATTAGACCTCGTCGGGTTTTCGTTTCATGTGGGAAGCGGATGTTCTTCTGCCGAGGTGTATTATGACGCGATTCGATGTTGTCGTATAGCAACCGACATTGCGACCGAGCTAGGTATTCCTATTTCTATCATTGATTTAGGTGGTGGATTCCCCGGGAAAACCAAAGAGGTCGGATTTGAAGAAATCGCACAACGTATAAATGAAGGGTTGAGCGATTTTTTCCATGAAGAAATAGTGGATGATATTATTGAAATTATCGCCGAACCAGGGAGATATTTCGCGGAGCGAAC